GTGAAGAAATAATGATTTTTGTTGTAAGCCAACGCATCTGGCATACCAGGAACGCTAATGTTTTCAATCCTATTCCAAATAATATCGGGAGTTTTCTTTCTTACTTTTTGATATAAATCCGCCTCTCTGACCGGGTACATTTTCGAGGTTACAATTGCATTCTAATCTGGGTTATTTGGAGCTATTATGAGACGCTCTCTTTGAGGTTTTAACACCACTCTAATTGACATATCACCAATGATATTACTCTCTTGAACTTCTATCCTTTTGATCTCTTCGAGATGTCCACCGACTTGCATATACACTCTGGCATTACTAACAGCATTGCCTTGTCTGCCATTTTCACCCTGAGTAAACCTGTCTAAGTATTGTTGTAGATGTTTTACAAACACTACATATCACCTTTGTTTCTATGCTCGTCGATAAAATTAGCACCCATTCTTCTAAGCTCTTTGTTTTCTTTCTCCAACTGTTCTGCTTTTAATTTATAGAACTTAGCCTGATCTGTTTGATACCTACACTCTTTTCTCAAATCAGCGTTAAGGTTTTGATGAGATAGGTTTACCTTCATTAAATCTTCTATCCTCTGTTCTAAATCATTTGGACCTTTTTCTGTAGGATTTGGAAAGTCTGGGTAGTGTGGATTATCTTTGACATCCTTTACGGTCACTGCTGTGCCTACACCTCGGGCCTTACATATCTCAGCCCATATCTTCTCTGCATCTTTATTTGATGTTACCATTTACTTGACATTATAGGAGTGTAACCTTAAATTGTCAATATGGGACTTCCTAAACGTCTTACAGAAATG